GTTGTGGGTGGTTTTACTCAAGGTGTGATGGGGGAACGTCCCACATCTAAACCATCACGGGTTGATGCTATCCGTAACGAAGCGAACGCAAAAAAACCCCCAGCACCTACTCCAGAAGTAGATGTGGGGGCTAGGGTCTTTGATGAGTTGATTAACCAGCAACGCACTGGTGAGGTCAGTCCTGTATCCTTCCCCAAAGAGGGTGATCCGGGAGCATGGACTGCACAGCAACTGGAACAGCAGGGTGCTACTGGTCGTGCCAACAGGGCCCAAGGTTTGCTGGAACAGCGCCAAGCTGCTATGGAACAAGAGATTCGTCAACGTACGGCTCTTGAAATGGCGGCAGCTGACCGCACTCGTCAAGGCAATGCTCCTGTAACAAATGAGAATATGGCGGCCCAACTGGCTGCGGTGGAAGATGCTCGTCTGGCTTCGGAAGCACAACGTACTCAGGGTATGCAGCAGATGGAGATTGACGACACTCCTTTTGTTCTGCCAGACACAAATCAAGTAATCGCGCCTCAATATGGAGCTATGCAGGGTTTGGGTAGGTTTGATGAGAATGGTATGCCCATCAGGGCAGACCTTTCTATGGAAGCTGCTAATCTGGAGAACCCTCGTCAGCGTAATTTGTGGGGAGATGAGTTAGGTCCTTCTCAAGGGCAGACCCGTTCCCTTACGGCTGCAATGGATCGGATGACTCAGCAGGATCGCACTGCTGCTCTGGATGCTACTCAGATGGGACGAGACATGCCCGCTTCTCCTGAGCTGACCGCTGCTAAGATGCAAGCTGATATTGCTGCTGCCAGTGGGGACAACTTCAAAGGCTTTAATGCCAAGATGAGGAAACAGGGTGGAGGTCTGTTAATTGGAAACAAGAAGGTTGACGTTGAGCAAACTCCAGAAGGTTTTGTTGCCAAGGTTGGTGATAAAATTGTGGGTTACCTCAATTCTAACATCACACCAGAACAGCGTGCTCAGTTGGGTGAGACTGCCAACGTAGACATGGTTAAAGTGGATGACGGTTTCAAAGGCAAGGGTGTTGGTAAAGCTCTGTATGATGCTTGGACCAAAGCTAATGAAGGGCAGGTTGCTCCTTCTGGTAAAACCTCCCCTGCTGCATGGAAACTGTGGAAGAGGGATAATCCAGCTGCTGTAGAATCATTTGTTCAACAAGAGGCTGGTAGAATTGCTTCTGGTGCGGATGAGGGAATGGTGTTGGGTAACATCACTGACCCACAAGTTCGCCAACAAGTTGCTTCGTTTAACACCCGTACACGTAGACAAGGGGGAGCCATTGATCCTGACGTGTTCCTTAAAGACTTCCCGGAGTTTGTGGGTAGTCAGATGCGAGATGCTGCTGGGAAACTGAAACGTTTCTACCATGGTACTAGCAAAGACACGCCCTTCTCTGACATAAAAGCAGGTCCCCGTGGTGCTTGGTTTACGGATAGCCCAGATGGTGCGTCGTCTTATGCCAAACAGAATGACTCTCAGAAACTAGTGTATGATCGAGACACTCGTCGATATGTTGATGTAAATAACAATCCACATGTTCATGAGGTTTACCTCAACGTCCAGAAACCTTATGTAATGGATGCTGCGGATAGGGCCACCTACAGCCGTGCTGAGAACTACAGCAAGTTTCAAAAGGACCTTACGGCTAAAGCTAAGGCTCTTGGACATGATGGTATTGATTGGGGTGATGGTGTAGTTACAGCCTTCGATACCAAACAGATCAAGTCTACTCTGTCCCCGGGTTTCTCTAAGATGGGTAGGGCTAAGAAGCAAGGCGGTGTACTCAAGATCGACTGGTCTGAGGGTAACAAGATTGAAAATAGCCTTGCCAAAAGTGAGGATGGTACGTTCATTCCACCTAACCCTGATGTGGCTGCTGTCCTTGCAAAAGCTGTGGCAGAAGGTAAGGATGGACGGTTGTGGACCTATACCCAGAGTGGCTCTACCAGTGCTGCGATGAAGACGGGTTCTGCTGCCATTAAGGCTGCTAGTGAGATTGTACAGAATGCTGTGAAGCGTGCTGACCTCATGGTGCGTAACTCTGTCTTCCCTGCGGAAACCTCTCTACGTAAGTTGCCTAAGCTGGAGATTGAGGAACTGTCCACCTTGTTCAAGGATGAGATGTTCAGTGGTGAGCGTTACGATGGAGAAATCCTTGCTAAACACCTTTCTGTTAAACAGCTGGAAGCCTACCGCAACATGCGTGACTTGTTCGACAAGACGTTGGATGTGCAGAATGAAGCTCGTGTGGCTAAAAAACAAGACCAAATCAGCCCTAAAGAAGCCTACTTGTCCAGCCGCTGGAAAGGTGACTTTAGACGCCCTGTGTACGAGAAGGTATTCAACGATGACGGTACACCAAAGCTAACCAAAGAGGGTGAACAAGCTCAGAAACTGGTTTGGTATCTTGCTGACAGCACTAAGCGGGGTCTAGAAAGTCAGGCCAAGGCTCTTCAGAAAGACTTCCCTGATTTGGTTATGGGCAAGGATCACATTGTTCGTAGCTCACAAAGCAAGACGGACTTGCAGAGTATGTACAGCACCATGCTAGATTTGCTCGGTAGGGATGATCCCGCAGTTGCCAAGATTAAACAAGCCATTGAGGATCAGACGGTTGCTGAAAGTGAGAATACTCTGGCACAGACCAAGCACTTTGAGAAGAAGGCTAATATCCGTGGTTTTGTTGGTGACCGTCCCGACCGTCGTGTGGAGTACAAAGGTGTTGGACACACTTTTAAACGTGATCAACGTGTGGAAGCCACTGCGATGTTCCAACAGCAGATTCAGTATGCAAAGAATGCCTTCCAATGGGCAGAGATGCAGAAGGCTGCGGATGACATCAAGTCAATTGTGAGTGATCCTACGCTGCAACAGCAACAGCCCAACAACGTCAAGTACATTCGTGAGTATTTCAAGAACGCTCTTGGCATGGGGGAAAGCCGTGTGGCTAAAGCGCTGGACGATTCTATCCGGGATGGTCTTGGCATCAGTCCTCAGATCATCAGCAGTGGTGTAGGTACTGTAAAGAGTCTGTTCATTACACAGAAGCTGGCTGTATCGGCTGGCTACACAGCTGCCAACTTGATCCAGACTTCCAACGTACTGCCCTACCTGATGAACTTGCGTAGTCAAGGCTACAAAGGCAACCCCGCTGTGGCAACGGCTGTTGGTGTGCCTGCTGGTATGATGATGGGTATGTCCCATTACCTGAAAGCAGTGGGTGGAGATTATATGTCTCACCCCATGATTAGTCCGTTCTTCAAGGATGCTTTCCAGTATGCAGAGGACAATGGTGTGACCGCTCGTTCGGTGTACGACGAGGCCCCTCTCGAAACAGGTAACTCTGTAGTTAACGGGATTAGCCGGACTTTCAGCAAGTCCATGACGATTCCTGAAACCTTTGTGCGTAGTGTAGCTTTCATGACTTATGCACAGATGCTTAAGGACAGTGGCAAGTTCACTGACCAGTCAAAGCTTTTCCAAAAAGCCGAGGAATTGGTAAACATGTCAATGGTGGACTACCGTGAGTCGGAGCGTCCTATGATGTTTGCTAAGGCTGGCACTGCTGGTAACTTCCTGAATACTCTCCAGACGTTCCCAATGAGTTTCTACAACCAGTGGGCATATCAGCTAGGAGAGGCTACCAAAGGTCGCCCAGCGGCTCTGATGACCTCTATGGCACTCCAGTATGCTGTGGCAGGTGCTATGGGTCTACCGGGCTTTGATGACATGGATAAGCTATATCGCTGGATGCGTGATGAGTTTGTGTCTACCTCCACTTGGAACAAAATGGCTAAGAGTAAATTTTTGTCTGATCCCAAGTTGTGGATGATGGAGAACTTTGGAGACGCTTCCGTGTATGGTGCCCTGTCCGATGAGAGTGGTATTGGTATGACAGCTCGTGTGGCTGCTCCGGGTGGTGGTGCTATGCTCCAAAGCCCAGCAGGTCCTATTATGGACATTGGTAAGCAAGTGGGTAACTTGGCCTCGGCTGTGGCTGACCCAACCAATTCTACCAAGTGGGCTCAAGTGGGTATGGCATCTATGCCTGTGGGTCTGCAAGGCTTGCTGGAAACTGCACCGTTCATGAAGGATCACACTTACACGGAACGTGCTGATGGCTCTAAAGTGTTTGTGAAGAGTTCTGACCTAACTGACCGCAAGGGGGGTTATGCACGTACTCCAGATGAAGTGTCAACACGTCGTTGGGGTGTTCGTAGTCAAGCTGAGGTGAAGGCAAGAGATGTGGGTTATGCTACGTCTTCTGCTAACTTGACCGCTACTCGTCGTGCAGGAGAGTTGATAGACCAATACTACAACGCTGCCCGTAAGGGTGACGCAAAACGTGCTAATGAGTTGGCTACCTTGTATAAAGACATTACTGACAAGGACATTTCTTCTACTCAACTTGACAACCAGATCAAGGAAGAGTTCTACACTGACATTGAACGTACCAAGGAACGTAGTAAGACTCCACGAGAGTTGCTCAACGCTGCTCGTATGATTCAAATCTTGGAAGGAACCAAATGAACCATCTAACTCTGTCCAAGGATGGGGCTGATAAGCTGATAGCCAGAGAAGGTAAACGCAACCGAGCATACCAAGACACCAAAGGGATTTGGACTATTGGTGTTGGTCACACCGGCCCTGAAGTTAAACGGGGCTTGGTGTGGTCTGATGAGCAAGTTATGCGAGTTTTCAAGGAAGATGTTAAGTGGGCCGAGAGTGCTGTCAACAGCACGACCTACCCACTGAAACAACATCAGTTTGATGCCCTTGTGTCCTTCGTGTTTAACATTGGTGCTGGTGCTTGGCACAAGTCAACCCTGAAGAAACTGCTACAGCTAGGTAACGTTGCTGCTGCTACAAAGCAATTTGATCGGTGGAGGTTCCCTCCTGAGATTGTCGGTAGACGAATGCAAGAGAAAGCCCAATTCTCGGGAGTACCCTCGGCTGGCAAGTGATAGACAAAAGAAAACCCCGCGTCCTGTGAAGGATAGCGGGGTTTTTTGTTACCTGTACGAAATGAAACTCATACGTAGAAACAGGATGTCTAGAATGACCACTCCTGAAATATCATCCTCTTCATCATCCTCAAAGGACAAGTGCTCTAGGCCTACCTTAAGGCCGTTGATTAGTTCAATGGTGATTCCCATCACACCCCGCATGATCCGCCGTGGCCCGTAATATCGCAAATGTCCACTACTTCCTCATACACGTTGTCCTTGTGCTTCAAGGCTTCTGTGTAAGGTACAGCCGTCAAGGGCTGACCTCCTCGACTTCCATCTGGATAACAGGTGAATCCCCGAAGTCTAGGTGCGTATTTAGCCAAGATAGTTGAGAAAGTAGAGACATCTTTTTCACTGTTTCCAACACTGCCCCAAGCGGGTAGGTTGATGGTGGAGGAGATTGACATATCAACGTAATCTTGAATGTCCGCTTGGAATTTGATTCGTCGTTCATAATCGGTACTTAGGTCAAGGGCGGATTCAATTGAGTCTGGGTCAACTCCGTATCGGTCGATGAGTGCTTTTGCTGTTCCATCGACGACATATTGATATTTCCATTTAGTGCCCTCTGTAAGAAAGCGACGTTTGTAGGCAACTGCAAAAAGTGGTTCGATACCAGTAGTAGTTCCAGCCAAGATACCAATCGATCCTGTCGGGGCAATTGCTCGATATGCGACAGGGCGTGAGATAAAGAATCTGTCACAATGTTCGTCTGCTGCTCGTTTAGATTCTGATTCATAAACTTTCAACCATTCGTGGAGTTCGGGGGTGACTTCATATCGTCCCTTTCGTTGGAGGAGCCACTCGTGCACGCCCATAATCCCCAAGCCCAGTCGGCGATTCTTTTCTCGAACTTTGTATACTTTTTCATAGGGAAGGTCGGCTCGAAGCGTACCACAGACGAGGAACTTAGAGGCGAGAGCCACCACGTCTCTAAATTCATCCAAAGACTGAATGTTTCCAAGATTGATCGAGCCAAGATTACACACGTCAGAGTCATCTTCGCTAGTAACTTCAGTACAGGCATTGCGAAGGGTTTCATTTTGTTTACTACCAAAGTTAAAACTAAAGCCGGGTTCCCCTGTCTCCATTGCTTGACGAACGTTATGCAAGAACACTGGGTTATACTGCAAGCCACCGAAGCTCGTCAGAGCGAGGTCATCATAATTGACGCTGATGTTAGTCATGTCTAGAGGCGCATGGGCGTTAAAGTCTGCTGCTTTATTTCGCCGGATTTCATCGGACCAATTCTTTGCTGTAAGGAATTGAGAGACATCTTCATGCTGCCAATTAAGCGAAGCATAGATCGCACTGCGTCTCGATCCGCCTTGCATAACGTTGCGCCCGATTTCATTGATGGCGTACATGAGTGGTAGAGGTCCTGATGCAGTTCCCCCAGTTCGAGATAGAGCTTTACCAGCCGGTCGTAGGCGGGAGTAATCAATTCCAATTCCACCTCCAGTCATCAAGCAAGACATTGCACGCCATGTTACGTTACTCCACTCTTCTCGGGTATCTTCCTCGGCGCGTAACAAGAAACAGTTATTGTATGCCTTGTACGGCCGTCCTGCGTAATAGAGGTATCGTCCTCCAGGCAAGAACTTGAAGTCTCGAATATACTCGGTAAGTTGTCGAGCGTCTTCTTTAGAAAGGAGCGCAGAGACCGTTCCTCCCCGTGTACCACAAACGTCTTCGACCAGACGCTCCGCAAGTTTGCCCCATGTGTCGCTTGGTCCTTGTGCATATTTGTACCTAAAAATGTTCTCGCCGAAGGTGTTACGAAATTCAGATTTTTCCAATTTTAATCTCTGGTTTATGAGAACCCGTGAGAGCCTCTTGTTCTTTTAGTTTCTTGTCAGCTTCAAGACGACAAATCTCGCACTGACCCTTCTTCATCCACATTCGGTGCATCTGGCATCGGTAAGGATGCTTCCCCTTGACCTCGTTGGTAGGTGGTAATTTCTCGTTTGGCATCTTCTTCTTGTGCTTTCCGTTCGAGGTAGGATTTCTTCTGAGAGGGCTTATCCCAGTGCTCGTTTAAGTTCAGGTGACGCATCGTTAATTTGTTCTTCTAGTAGTTCAACCAAGTCAGAAATATCTAGACCAAGAATGTCTAGCAACTCAGTCTCATCCAATCCAACGATGATGCGTTGTTTAAGTTCGTCAATGTCAGGTGTCACCGCTCATCCCCATTTCCTTGAAGGACACCACGTTCAGCACGGTAAGTCAACTTGACAAGGTTAATTTCAGCAATGTCTGTGAGGGTATAACCCAACTCATGTGCAGCAGCGGTGAGATACCAAAGCACATCAGACAACTCTTTAGCTGCCAAGGGTTTGTCCAACTGACCATCACGGATTAGTTTTTTGACTTTTTCCGTGTACTCTCCAGACTCTCCTGCGAGGCCCAAGGCAGTGTAAGCCAATGCCATTGTACTTCCTGAACCTGCCTCTGGATAAAGAGCAAAACGTCGTGCAGCTGCTTCATATTGATTAAATGTCTGAATTTGCATTAGGGGCCTTCCAACGGTCATCGTTTTTTTCATACAGTTCAGGGTGCTTCATAAAAAAGCTAAGAAACATCCAATTGCAGCCAACATGATCAATGTGGGGGAGCCCGCTTTCGGGATCAAGGTCTTCCCCACGCTGGATTGCCCCGAGATGACGTAGTAGAGCTGCAATGTTCCTACCATAACTAAAACCACCCCGCCAATTATTTGCGTCATATTTCTGTGCTCCGAAGGTCAGGACTTTGGCCAATCCCTCAAGGGCTTCTGGATCAAGAAGGTCTAGCCTCGGCTTGCTACCATCGAACTTCATGGCAGGTTGTACCGTTGGGTCTTCTTTGTAGTCTTTAATATCGTGTTCGTTAAGCATTATGGAGCACTCAAAGTATCATTACTGACAGGGTTAAAAGAAACTTTACCAAACCAAAGGACAGCTTTGTGGACCCACCATGCTCGCAAGGGCCACATACCGTCCTCTCGTACAATTTCATAAAGGAGTTTGTCTGCTTCTGGTTTGAACTCATTGGGAAGAGTTCCAAGGCGGATAAGCTGATACAAGGCATCATGAACAAGGGAGCCTCGCATGAAGTTCTTTGTATCAATGGCAGGGCCACTGGCACCGTCCCAAGCATAGCCCCTCTTACACACTAGGAATCCTGTTGGTGTAAGGTGTACAAAGTCATTACCACCGCTATGAAAACCCACTCCAATAAAAATCGAGAAGTCTTTTTCTAGCTGGTATTTGTAACCTTCTTTGTAATAAATTTTATCCATACTTCTGATCTAGGAAATTAAGAGACACAAAAGACTCATCAAAAGAACCTCCCTGTGTTTCATGTAGCATCACAATACCACGCCAATGTTTATTGCCCTGCGTTCCCATATATTCCTCATCATGGAGATAGGCCGATCCAGCAATAATAGCAGTTAACTGGGTACCGTCCGCCTTAGCTGCCGTAGCAACCTGTCGGCCTTGTTGGTGGCCAACCACACATGACTGGTGTCGTTTCGACAACAACGCAGCGGCTGTAGTAATGGGCCGTCCCATAACACCCGAGGTTAGATAATGACAAAAAACAATGTCATTCACAATGAGGGGTTCCAGAAAAGGCACATGTGTAAATCCACACAGATCCCGATCCTGTAGTCCAATAGTCCCTTCTAATTTAGAATCGTCGTTCACAGCACGAACAATCCTCTGGTCATGATTACCATCTAGGTACCACATATAGGGACGATACTGTTTCTCTTTGAATCGTTTAGCACGATCATTATACCAATTAAGAGTGGACACAAGCTGTTCCATCCCCTCATTTCCAGCTTGGATGTCTTTCTTGTAACGTCTGCCCTCAAAGGTCTTTTTGCCATAGTCATAACTAGACAAACTAGGCATGTCCCAATGATCCCCTAAATGGATTACAGCATCTGGTTGCTTTTCTACAATGTAATTTGAAATCCACTTGAGATGTTCAGTAGGAACTCCCTCACGGACTTGCGTATCAGGAATTACAAGTATCTTTTTTATGTCGTTGTACTGCGCCACGTCGACTGTTCTCCGAGTGTGTTACCCATTCCATATTGGACGGCTCATATCCTTTTGTAGAATCCTTACGATCCACAGAGGGAGTTTGTTTACGAGGATGTTGTGCTTGCTCCCAAGCATCCCATAGAGTATGGAAAGCCTCTTGTTTCAAAGCCCACTCATAAAACTCTTCTTTTGGAAGCAGCGACTTCCCTTCATACAGGTGATGTTTTTGTTTCTGTACACCTGAGATTCGACTAAGCATATTACGATAGAGACGAACTAGGAAACCCTGTTTAGTCTTCTCATAGTGCTTTGTACAGAGGTTACCGTTCTGTCTTCGGTACTCCTGTTGGTATAGCCTACGTTCTTCCTTAGTCATCATTGCAATGTGTCATTTCCGTCTTGAATTAGCACACCATCTTCTGTGGCATACTGAGCTTCTAGTTCCCCTCGAATCATCAAAGTGGCTAGTCCAATGGTTACAACGTAGTCCAACTCATCCTCTGACAACTCACCTTTAAAGTGAACCACTCCCATTTCTGTTTCAATTTTCTTATCAATTTTCATCGCTTCTTCTTTTCCTCTAAAGTCTTTTTCTTGTGGCATGGTACACAGATGGCCTGTAAGTTACTAGCCTCACAGAACAAATTGTCAATGAAGACATCCCATGACTCAAACCCTTTATCAGGATCAACCACAGGTTTGATGTGGTCAACATTCATGTCCTTCTGTGTAAACTCTTCGTGACACAGTTCACAACGATAGTGTTGAGCCAATCTACCTGTCTTTGGGTTAATCTTCTTTTCCGTCTTAGCCGCGTTTAGAGTTTCAAACTTAGGTGCCCATCGTCTAGCACCAGCTCTGAGGGTCGAGGTAACGAAGCTATTGAAACGTCCAATTGACCATTGTCCCCCATTATACTCCGTTCTAGTAGTTGCTTTCCTTTTAGTAGCCAATTGTCCCCTTCATATCGTTGTACATGCAAACAGAAGCCGTTGTGAAGCATTTGTGTAGTTGACACACCACTGTTGTCATAGAGGGCAAATACATAGTCGAACATCTCTTGTTCTGTTTCCAGAGTTTGCATCAACTCGTAATGACCCTCTAGGAACTTAGGTACTGCTGCTCGCATCTTTCCATCAAACCCCGGCACGTTGTCTGCCCTATCCCCCATGACCATCTGCCAATAGAAGTTGAACATAGCCTCTTGTGGCTTAACGAAGGTTAGAGCAGCTTCACGCTTCCATGCCTTTCCAGTGGAACCTGTGCCGTTCATCTCCCAAGTATAGTGATAGCCCGGTACTTGCTTAAGGTCCTTGTCCAACGAGCAGATGACCGTCGTGCTTTCTGGTGCTTCAGACTGGTGGATGCCGAGAGCATCATCTGCCTCAATACCATCAGTGACCTTTGCACCCCACTCAACCACCAAGTATTCCCGGAGAGCCTCTAGGTAATGAGGCTTCTCTTGGTCAATACGATTGGCTTTGTAAGTGGGTACAACCTTTTTACGGAAGTTCTCTCCACCTGAGAGGTATAACACCTTGTCAGTGGCACGAGTCTCCTGTAGGATGGAGTTGAGAAGGTTGCTAGCCCTCCCTTGCGCTATGCCAAAGTCCTCAGTGACAACCCCTTGTTTTTGACAAGAGGCTGCACATCTGTAAGCCACCAAATCGGAATCTATTAAAGCGATCATGGATAGTAAAGGGGCTTAGGGGTTTCGTACACAATCTTTTCTTTCTCTAGAGCTTCCACATTGCTCATAGCAAATCTCCAAGCAGTGTCTCGATTTGTTACATATGAGTGTGGATTAGGGTTTGTATCATAATTATGAGTACGAAAAAACTTCCATGTCGGTTGCCACCAATGGTCTTTGTAAGACACTGTAAAAGACTCACTAACAACGTCCTCTACTACCCTAACTTTCCTCATGCTACTTCTGGCACATCAAAGTCTGGCATATCGTCGAAGTCTGAGCTAGGGCCCTTGACTTCACCAATACCAAACACGTAAGCCTCATACTCTTTAGCCACTGCAATTACGTCAGCAGGTTTAACTGCCTTAGCACCCACAGAGAGAGTAGCGCAAGCAGCGCTAAGACTACTTTGACGGACAATGAGGATTTGGCGTTGTGCTCGTTCTTCGGGAGTTTCATATGTGGACTTGGGACCTAGTTGAGCCTTACCTGTTGATAGACCAGTCGGTGCTTGGGTACCTCCAGCAGCGGGAGCAGTCCCAGAGGCTGCGACAACAGTAGGCCAGTCATTAAAACCTGCACTATTCTTGACCACAGATACTTCCCACACAGTGCCCTGTGGTGCATCCTTGAGCGCCGTAAAGGTAGCCGCATTGGCACCGAAACTCATCAACTTTTTACTTTCAATCTTGCCTTGGAAGGACAAGTTTTTGTACACCAGTTCAAGCTGAGTGTATGAGCCCTTCTGGGTGGGCTTGACTTCGGTACTGGACGAAACGATTTGAATTTGCAAGATAATTCCTTTTGTTTAAAATTTGGGTGAGCTGTGCTGGACTACGACACCAGCAATGAGGGATATTGTCCATCCTGTGTTTACCTTTCACCAACAGCTCATACTTCTATTGTACCACGAAAGTGGTCAGGATGTCAACCCTTTGTCTAGTTCTTTTGCTAGCTTTTTCATCTGCTTCTCTATTTTATCTAGAGACACAAAACGCTCATGACTAGCTATGGTATCTGTCTTTAGGTCAATATACTTGAGCAATAGTTTGGTTAGTTCATAGTTCATTTAAACTTCTCCATCATCTTCATGTTAGGCCCATACTTACTCTCACAAGCCATAGGTGTCTCCCAGTCATAGCCAAAGATTTTCTTGATGTTGGCAGGAATGTCCCTGAATACCCCATCACAGATGTCCCTGATGGCTTCTAGGTATTTCTCCTGCGTATCCCAGACGATTGAATCATGAACCGTGGAGATTAACCTTGCGTCAATCCCAGCATCCCGAATACGTCGGTTAGCAGACAAGCGGGCGAGAGTCATGATGTCAGCTCCAGTGCCTTGAATGGGGTAGTTGGACAGGGTTGTCCAAGGGATTTTAATCTCACCACGGTGATCCCTGTGAATTGTTATAGTCCACTCTCTACCCAGAGGACCCACAATGGGCTTACCAGACATAACAATGTCTTTCCACCGGCGGTGAGTCTTGTCGAGTTCGGAATATTTCTTGTAGAAGGCCTCGTTCTTCTCATCCCAGAAGTTGGATGAAGTGCTAACGTGCATGAAATCTGGATCGTTAGCGAAACTCCAACCTGAACCTCTGAAAATGGTACGAAACAGGAAGATTTTGGCAATGAGACGTGAGGGTAGGTTAAACGCTACTTGGTTCTTTGCGTGAGTGTCCTCTCCACCAATAATCTCATTGATTCCGGTCCAGTCCTTACTCAATTCCAAACAACACCGCCACTCCAACTGTGCGGCATCGGCTTGAATCAACACATCTTAATCCTCCATAAGGCTACGGATCGCTAGCACATACCCATCAGTAACAAGCTTCATGCTACCAGCAGGGCCAACGCGCTCAAGCTCCACTGCACAACGCTCCACCAGAGCCTTGGAGAAGGCCATCAGGGCATCATCAGATACACCCCAAGCAGTGTACATATCAATCCCAGCCATACCCGCCATAGTGGTTAGTTCACCAAGAGTTAGCTTAGTGGTCATGGTTTTAGAAGAACTGGTACTTGTTTATGCTCTCGTGTCATCTGTACCTTCAACTCGGTGTAATGTTGTGGGTAACGCTGTTCAAACTCCATGGCAAAATTACGTGCACCCCCTCGCTCAATTTCACAAGCAAGGTCAGCACATAAGTCATCGAAGTGGAAGAGGTCCAACTGACGTTGGTCACTGTGTTGTTCACTCATTATTTTTGTACACAATCTTTTCGGAAACAACTGTCTCCATAATAGTAACAACCGGGATAGCAACCACCAAGTTCAGGATTGGAATTGGGAGATGAACACATCTTGGAGTTCAGTTGCGAAGTTTTGGAGGTTGGGTCGGCTACTTGATAGCCGTCCTGTTTGGGCGGTGGTTTGGTTGAAGTTGCCGTGGAGGATGCCGACATCCCAACCCATTTCCTCACGCAATCGTATAAGGCCTTTGTAGTATGTTCCATTTAGTTTCTCTAGTTTGGAAAGTTCCAATAGCAAGTCGATAACACCCTTCTTACCCTTAAGCTTTCGTAGCGTACCCTCATCCACAGCGTAGTTGCCTGCTTTCTTCATCTCCGAGCCCTTGATGGGCTGATAGATGCGTGGAAGAGTGTGCTCAATCACCACATTTTGGTACTTTGGTTGTCCGGCTTTCTGTCCGCTCTTGTAATAGCCCACAAACTCTTTAGCATCTTCTTTGACCGTGCCACCATAAAGAAAGGCAGACAAATCATCGTTACTACTAAAGAGAACAGGAACAGAGGGGTAAATTGAACGTAGTTTTGTTTGTATCTCTGCGATTTTGTCATCTAGTTCCTTTGCTCTTACTTGGCAAAGTTCTTCATCAAAAGGGATACCATTGGCCTCCATCTCACGAAGAAGTGAAAGGTCTTGGCATTGTAGCCTGAACATCTTGCGTTTAGCCCCTTGCAAGACCTCGTTTTGTTTCAGGTAGATTTGGTAGGTAGTTACCGCGTCGTGTGTTGCATACTCTTCCAACACTGGCCAAGGAATTTGGTCAGTATTAATCCCCTTATCCCAATACTCCGTCTTAACTACGTCAGGCTTCTGTGGCAGTCCCCAAGACTCCGCTACCTCATTCATCGAAGGGAAGCGATGTGTCTGGTTAGACAGGATGAAGTGAGCCAGTTGACAGCACCACACCTTGTGGGGGTTGTACGTCAAGCCCTCTTTAACTAGCCATTGTAGGTCAAACTTCGCATTGAACAGGACAAGTAGGTCTGCCTCATCAATCTTCTGTTGTAGCTGTTCCTTTGACTGCCACTTTACTGCACCAGCATCCTGTGCGGTAGCAAAGGACCAGCATACAATAAAGTTGCGGGGATCAAAAGGATGTCCCTTATTCCACGTAGTTATTTCTGTGTCTAATGCTAATACATTCACGAATTTCCTCTAGTCGAATCAATGGGCGATTGACAATCTCCCTCACATTTTCTACACAACAATTGAAATAACGAACATCCTCGATTGTTTGATAATGGACATGTCCATGGAGATTCACTTTACCACGCAACTCGTTAGGATGGATAGGTGCATGTGAGAGCCAGAACTCTTTGTACTTAAACAAGCCATACACCTGTGAGAACACCTTGAGGTATGCGCTGGTATCTAGGCAGTCATGGTTACCCCGAATGAGAAACTTCCTACCGGGAAGTTCTTTGAAAAATTGCAATGCTTCCATTGTGAAAGCAGCATCACCAAGAACATACACATCATCTCGTTTTGTGACTACCTCTTTCCAACAATCGGTAATTTGTTGGCGGTTGTCAACCTCGTCTACAACGAAAGGACGAAACTTCTGGATGTTCTTGTGACCAAAATGCAAATCACTACAAAACCAGACACTCATGTTACATATCGTAATAGATTAGTGGAACAACCTTGAACACATATCCAAGGGCATTGCGCTCAAGAAACTCTTGCGCGCACACCCCGGCATACTCATCTGCACTTTCCATTGTTAAGAACCCTGCAATAGGATATTCTCGCTCTTCTTCATACTCCCGTACAACTAGGAACAAATTACTTCGATGCTTTAGTTTCATTACATATCCTCATAACGGGCAATTGATGGGCTAATTAGACACTCACGTCGGCCATGCCGAAGAGTTTGGTCGGTATCTTGGTCACCTTCCAACTTGTTCTTACTTGCATGGAGATAACGGATAGCCTCATACCCAATGTCGTTTGTTTTACCAATACCAAGAATCCAATCAGCCTCTGCCTGCTTTGCTGTCTTTGCGTTAGCTACGTTAGCCATGGTGAGCCACTTCTGACCCTCTCCCGACCCGTCAGCCTGACAAACACCAATCGCAGCGTGATGATAGACCTTAGCCAAGTCCCGTGCCCACTGATAAATTGCACCCATTATCAAATCATCTCGGTCTGCCTTGAATCCATGAATCTTGTCAATCTGGTCATAGATGACCAAGCTAGGCTTGTACTTCTGAATAACCTTTTCAACAAGGGACTTTGTGATGGCTCCTTTGTTCTCCAGTATCTGGTGCTTACCGTTAGTAGCCTTTAAGAAGGCCTCACGAGCCCTCTGGGGGTGTGAATTGATCTGAGCAAGGGTAGCCCCTAGGGCGGCTTGAAAACAGCGTATCTTGACCGTTCCATTGACCTCCTCATTGTTGAACCAGATGATCGGGCCATCGTCAGGTTTAAGCTGACTAGCCATGAAGGTTGTCTCAGATGCAAGGAAGGTTGTCTTACCTGTCTCTGGTCGAGCAAAGATGAAACCAAACTTGCCCGGTCGTAGACTACCCAACATCTTGTTCAGGGTGTCCAGCCTCCAACGTAGGCCCGGCTGTCTGAACGAGATATTCAGCAGGTGATCAATGTCGTCTGTTACAAAGTCAAACTCGTCATCATGAGTTACCTGCTGTTCATCTTGCAGTTGTTGGATTAGTGGTGCTAGAGAGTCAAACTGTTTCTTCCCTTCGCTAACCTCGTAGGCAGCTAGGGACAGCTCTTTCAGGATGCGTTGTTTGTAGAAAGAATCAAGAAGGACCGCTGTTGTTGTGTCCGAGACGGACAGGGTTTCTAGATTGCCTAAAACCCCTCGATAGTATTCTGGGTCACTCTTCTGCTGTGCAAGGACTAGGTTGGCTAAGTCTGCAACCGTTAGATCGACAGCGTGGGATTGATGGTAGTTGTCTAGCAAAGAGTACAGAGGTTGTATCTCTTTGGGTAAGTCCTTCGCTTGCAACTTACCTGAATAAGAAAGCCATGTGTCATGGGACAGCATAGCTTTGATAATCGAAAGCTCGTAGTTCATTTACCTCCTATAAAATAATCAACAAGAGCCAGTACACCCATACCCCAGTTGACAGTCGCGTGAGCAATAGCCTGTTGAGTTACTGTACCCCTCTGCATGTTTTTCACACAACCATGCTTGTAAAAACTCTTCGTAGACAGTACCCTCTTCCTCACAGTCACAGAATTCACATTTGTGTTCATCCATTATACATATCCTTGTATTACAAACATCCTTTAGGGGATGTTTGTTTTAGTAGTCTCCGGAGAGGTAGTAGGTAGGAGAACTCCCTTAAAAACTACTACGTATACTATTATTGTAACACTACTTTTCTTGTTTGTCAAGAGGTTTTTCGACTTTCGTCTCCAAAACCTGTGCGTCTAGCGGCCTATACTGGTCGAGTTCATAGAGCAAGGTACCTAGGAGTACCACAAC